GGACAATGTCCCGCCACAAAAAATTATTGATTACGCACCAGGCGAACCAAAGATACCTCTAGGGTCTGATACTCCAAATGAGTATCTTTCTCTAGCTTTGTATCTAACGTTGCCAGTATCGAAATCACCTTCCATTGCAGTTTTCAATGGAGCTCTGTTGAACATTTTCATACCGTTAGGTACGTCTGTAATAATGTAGAATGCATCAGAATCTGTTAGGTAGTTGTTCACTCTATAACCTTGAGGAACCATACCCATAGATACGATTGCGTTTACATCATTGTCAGCTGTTCCAACTCTACCTTGAGATTTCATCAATCTCTCAGCAGTAAATTGAAGCTCAGAAGGAATTATCATTTTAACTCCTCTTGCTGCAACTCTAAGACCTCTTTCGTCAGTCATCTTACCGATGTCGATAAGAGCTTGTTCTAACGAAGTTTCGTTTAAGTCAGACGAAGTTGCCAACTCATTCGCAAATGTTCCTGCGATAGTTGGGTGATCTGTAGCCATTAAAGGCTTGCCGTCACCAGAGTTAAAAGTTGTGAAACCATTAATTAATGGGTCAACAGCTTTAACCTGCTTAGCGTTTGACATTGATCTTGCTAAAGCTTTTGTATATCTAGACGCAAGTCTATCATACAAGTTGTCCTCGATCGCTTCTTCAGTGATCGCGAACGCTAAAGCAACAGTCTCGTGAGTGTATCTCGCAGTGAAAGTTTCTTGTGCATCATCGTATGATACGCCAGATCCTTCACCTTTTACTTGTGCGTTTGCGAAACCAGATAACATTACTTCCTCTTCGAAAGCTCTGTCAGATGATTCCTCGTTATAAATTTCAGCATGCTGATTTTCATAACGTTTGTACTCCAGGCCAAATAGTGCATTTAAACCTGGTTCTAGTTCTTTAACTAGCTGTGCTCTTGATATTGCCATGTTTTTATGCTCCTATTACCACGTTACTCCACTACCATTGATGACTTGGTTCAAGTTTTGTACTACTACATAACTTGCATAAGCAGATGCTGTATCTCCATTTTCTGGATCTTCAGCAGATCTTAAAAGTCTCCATTGGTGAGTGTTGTTGTGACGATTAGCGTAGTCTAATACTGCTCTCGATTGTCCTGAGTTTTCCTCACCCGGAGTTTGAGCAAGTGTGCTCATTCCGAATGCTTTACCATGCTCTGCCATAGGTACTGCATCATCTGCTGCACCAACGTAGAGTTGGAAAGGATTGTCAAGAACGAAAGCTGTAACGTCTTCGCTATTAGCCGGAGAAATTGGTTGGTTATACCAGTTTGCCCAAGTTGGTTTTAGTGTAGTAGCAGCATTGTAAAAAATGCCGTTAAACACTCCAATTGTAGCAGTGGTATCAGATGCAGTTCCGTCAGTAATATATCCAGACGCCATTTTTACTGGTTGTCCTTGGAATATATCAGCGTTGTAACCGGCATCTATTTTATACTTGCCTTGACCTGAAGTTGCAGGTGTCGATCCCATCGTTCCTGCAGCAATCAAACCAAAACCAGCTGTGTTTCTATTTGCCATTGCAATTGTCTCCTAATGTGCCTGCCTTCCGAAGAAAGCCTCCAGCACGGGTTAATTTAATTCAGTGATTTAAAAAATTACTTTTTCGTACCACCGAAGGTTACACGAGATTGCCTTTCAACATTGATAGGCATCCTCTTATCCTGCTCCTTCATAAGATCGTTTTCTACTGCTTCGCTTCGTTCTTTATGTCTATTCGACATATAGTCTTGTCGTTGCTGCGCGATCTCGATCGGTACCTTTGCAAGCAAAAGGCCACCAACCCCAACTACCCCCTTGTATTTACCGTCTTCGATAACTGGATAATCTGAAGCATTTTCAATTTCATCGGCACGAACTAATTCATAACCTTCTCTTATTCTTCCGGTTATGTTTTTCGTATCTTGAAATCCTACAACTTCAGCTCTTATCCATCTGTACCTGAATCCATCAGGTGCAGGGGGTGCATCTAGAGATGATGGTGGAACCCACACTTTTGGTCTTTCAGACTTTGACCGTGTTTGGTTCGCACGAGAAGTGTTTTTTTCGTCTTTTTTCATGTTACGCTCCTTCCTTCGTGTTTAATTGTTTTGCGTACTCTTCGAGTGGCACACCTAATTTTTTAGCTATTGCTACTTGTGATGATGTGAGTCTCACAGTTTTGCGACCAGGCTTTACACTTCTTGTTGCAGAAGCAACCGTCTGAACGGGAGCTGTCGTATTTTTATTAGTATTACCAAATTTATGCGGGAAGTCAACTTTAATTCTTTTATCAACTTCTGCATAATACTCATCAGAGTTAGGATCATATCCTTCATTATTAACCAAATCCTTATGGATTTCAAAAGCAGTATAAGTCATAGCTCTATCTTTACCAAACCATGCGTTTTTACTAGCCCAAGCTTCCGCTTTAGGATCTTGACTAAAATTATCAGACGGCTCTTGATATTGAGGCGCCCTTTGGGATTGATCAACAGGTTTCTCAGCCTGTTTTACTTCTCTACCTTCTTTAGCTTCTGAAAGTTTTGCATTCTCAAATGCGAGTGTTGCAATTCTTTTATTAGCTTCAACCTGAGCTTTGGCATCACCAGATTCAATTGCTGCAGCTAATTCTTTTTGTGCAGCTTCTAAACCTGTATTAATACTTGTCTCAAATTTTTTAATATAATCAGAGTCAGTTTTTTCAAACCTTTTCTCTAATATTTTTCTTTTTTCTTCTACAGCTTTAGCATATTCAGTAGCAGCTTGTTCCCTTCTTTCTGCTTCTCTCATCTTACGAGTTAATTTCGCAATACGAGCTTGAACTCCTTTACTGTAGTCTTCTAGTTTTTCATCGTCTTTTTTTTCTTCTTTTACTGTTTCTTCTTTTTCTTCTTTTACTGTTTCTTGTTCCGGCGCATCTGTTTCAACAACAGCTTCGTCTTTTTTTTCTTCAATCGATACTTCTGCATCGGGACCCGATGTATCTATATCAACTGTTTTCTTTTCTTCTTCTGGCATAGTTACTCCTTCCTATGATTAAAACTCATGCAAGATGTCCTCTGGACTATCAATTGTTGCTAACACTTCATCGTCGTTTAGCAGACGAATCTCACCACCGTCTATTTTGATTCGGCTACCTGCATATCGTGCAAACATAACCCAATCACCTTTCTTACACCACGGACCATCAGGATATCTCTCCTTATCCCTATAACAATCTGGTCCCATAGCTAAAACTAAACCACATTGAGAAGCAACTTGTTGCTTTTCTAAAGTAGTTTCAGCTAATACTATTCCACCTTTAGTTTTTTCTTTCATTTTAAAAGGTAAAACTAAAAGTCTCCAACCTGTAGGGTTGGGAATTTTTCCTTCTTCTTTTTTTTCTGATTTTACGCCAACTAAAGAATTATCTGGTACTTCAATTTTTGGTTTTGGCGTCTTTAATATCGATGACTGTTCCTTCATTTTGCTCCTTATCATTAAGCAGGTTAGAGAGTTCCTGTTTAGTTGCCTCTAGGGCGTTTATTTGTCCTATTATATAACGATACTTTTCCATATTGTCAACACCACCTGATGTAACTGATATAGCTAAAGCTTCTATTCTTGTATTTATAAATCGGATTAACTTAGTTATTACTGTTTCTAATTGCATTTAACATTTCCATCTTCTCCGTGCCTGTCTTATTCGAGAATTTGGATCGTTACGCGTTTTTGCAGATGACCTTTTTAATTGTCCTAATGATCTAGCGCAGTATGATTTTCTGCGATTTGCAGCTTTTGACCCTTTTTTCACTTTTCCAGTCACGGCTGTTTTTAGTTTTGAACCGGGATTTGCTCTTCTATAGGCAGCGACACCGGCTCGTGTCATACCTGCTCCAGACTTTGTAGATCTGTAGTTCTTTTTATTTCTAGGAATTGGGTTATCCCTGTTTCGTCTCATTACTGACTCTTTCTAATAGCTTCAGCAGTTGGTGCTCCTTTTGCACCTTTCTTTCTCATCTTCTTACCTTTTTTTCTTTTTTGATGAATATTGTACCAAAGACCTTTTTTTGCAACTTTTCCGTCTTTAGTTACATGAGTGTCTCCACCTTTTCTAAAACCTGCTCTTCCACCTTTAGACATTAATTTAAAATCTTCACCAGATATTCTACCGTCTTTGTTTTTATCTAGTTTTTTTTGACCACCAACTAATTGTCCTGAATTATATTTTTTTCTCATTTATTTTTCTTTTTTTTAAATGGATCTTCTTCCATAAATTTTTTATATTTGGGAAATTTCTTTTTAGCAACACCATGAGCTGTTGCACCCCCAACACCTGTAGCTAAAGCAGCTGTAATTCCTTTAGTTTGATCTTTTTTTATTTTTATCTTTCTAGCTTTAACAGCTTTATCATATTGATCGTTAGCTGCAGAAGTTGATTTAACAGAAGCCAATACTTTATTAGTAGAACTAGGCTTATTACCAAATTGTGATCTTATTTTAAGAAGATCATCAGTATTTTTTCTTCGCTCAGTTAATCTATTTGCAATTTTTACTGATTTAATTGTTTTAGGTAATTTACTTGCTTTATATCCGTATCCTAAAATTCCCATTATTTTTTACCTGCTCCGTTTCTAAATATTTGTGTTCCTTTTATACCATAAATCGACGCTACAACAAGTATCCAAAGGTTTGTGAACCATGACGGCAATGCCGAAAAATACTCAAAGAACAATTTTACTTTATCCATAGCTGCCGGATCGTCAGATACAACTGCCCAGGCCAAAACTGCGATAGGCGACGTTAATACGAGCAAAACGAATTCGTCTTTCCAGTCCGATTGCCTTGCTTCTAAAAGTTTACCCTGGTACTGCTCCTCACCTGAAGCCATACGAGCAGCATGCATGTGCTGTGCGTCCGCCATAGCCATTTTCGTCTCTTGACGTTTTTTAAATATGTGCGTACCAGCTTGTAAAGCAACTTTTGCTAAACTAAACCACGCCATATTAGTACCAAGTAGCTATTTTATTTTTGTTAGCAAGCATTCTTTTAGTACCTTTAACCTTTTCCTTGTCTCCAGTAGGAATATAGTTAAAAGAACCATTCGAAGTAGTCTTAGATCTAGGGTCTATCTCTAGATTTTGACTAGGAACCTTGATAACTTTTTCTTTTTTGTAGTTTATCATGATTTTTTCCTTTTATTAGTTTCTTTTATTAACGTCAATCGTTTCTTTTTTGTTAGCTGTAGCTAATTTAACATCTGCAGCCAATAAAGCCTTGTCCATAGTCGTTTCATCTCTCATTTCAGCTAATTCTTCGTTCTGATCGAGTTTATCTTCATGAATTTCTTTGCCTTGGACTAATTTAGCTCTATCTAAATCAGATTTAGCTTCATCATAACGTTTTTTACGATAATTTTCTTCTGCTCTTAAGTCAACTTCTCTAGATTTTAGTTTTAAAAGAGGGTCATGGTCGTATTGAGAAGTAATTTTCTTTTCTTCCTTCATAAAATCTTCTGTCATTTCTGCAATCAACACTGCTTTTCTTGCTTCTATCTGTTGAGTCATCTGTTGTAGCTGTTGTGCAACTTGTGGGTTTTGTGCAGCCATAGCTTGCATCTGTTGCATCTGTTGTAATTGTTCTCTAAATTCTAATTGTATTTGTTCTTGAGCCATTAAACTTATGTGTTCTAAAATATTTTTTTGTAATGCAGCCATAACTGGTGGATTATTTCTAACCATGTTAGTTGACATAAAGTTTAAGTGAGCTGTAATGTGTGCTTGATGATCTTGTCCAGGGAAAGCTTGGAAAGGTTTCATACCTAAAGCATCAATATGTTCAATCGATGGATCTTTAGGTGCATTTGGTGGAGGCGGAGGTAATACCGCATCTATATTTTTTACACCTATTGCTTCATACATACTTCTATATACTTGGTACAAGTTATGAATTTGTGGTTGTGATGTTGCAAGTTGTAATTGTGTTTGAGCTAATGTAATTCTTTGTGACATAGAAAAAATATTTGGATCAGCTACTGGTACAACATCTATTCTGTCATCAAAATCAGCT